GCGGTGCAGCCGGCGAGCGATCCCACCCTCGTTGACGTAGGTCAGTGCGTTGACCTCCGCCCCGAGCCCGGACGCCAAGCGGATGAAGTCGCCAGGGCCATAGATGACGATAACCTTCACCGCTTAAGCTCCGCGACTGTTACAGCCGTCTTGCTGGCGTACTTGACGGGGCCGCTACCAGGCGTCTCCTGATAGGTCACCGAGTAGTAGCAAGAACCCGCCCCCGGCGTGTGGACGACGGGGAAAGCCCGCCCCTCCCCGCTCCAGTTGCCCTCACAGCGGATCGGCACGCCGCCGATCAGCGAGCCGTTGCAGTAAATCCGCGCGATGGCGCCGGCCGTTGGATTGCCGGTCCCGACGCCGATTTCGGCATAGACCGTCACGAGGTGCGCGCCGCCTTCGGAAGTGTAGCTCCAACCGAAGTGCGACGATTCCGAGCCGCCGAAATACATCGTCCCGACCGCCTCGCCATACGCCACGCGGCTGACTGCGTTCGGGTTGATATAGAAGGTGCTGACGCTGTTCTGGGTCGCGAGCGAACCCTGACCAGAGAAGCCCGCGGCTATGTTGTAGATCGTCCGATCAGCGCCGTTGATCCACGAGGAGCCGTTGTAAGCCCACATCGCGATGGCGACGCCGGAGCCGTTGAGCTGGACCCAAATGTCATTGATCCCAGGCGACGACGGCGCCGACGTCTGGCGATAGACAATGACGCGATTGGCGTAGTCTTCCGGCCTGCCGACGCCCGTGACTTGGGTAGCCCACACGACCCAATTTTGGGTCGCGAGCGAACCCTGTCCCGCGATGCCAGCGGCGATATTGAACCCCGTTTGGTCCGCGATCTGCTGCCAGGCCGAACCCGACCACCGGAACACCCGCCGCGACGGATCATCCGTATCAACCCAGAGATCACCCACGGTTTCTGCCGTTGGCGCGCTGGTCTGATAGTAAACCTTGATCTTGCTGTTGGCCTTGGCCTGCGCCGCCGTCGCGAACAGGATCGCTTGCACGGCGGCGTTGTTCGACGCGTCAACCCAGTTGTCGCCGTCCCATTGCCTCGGATCGGTCCCGGCGGCGTCCTTGAACCAGACGTCACCCCGCTCCGGCGAGGTCGGCGCGGTTGCCTGATAGTAGACCGTCAGGAGCCCGTCAGTGGTCCCTAGCGTGTCGAACGCGAACGAGCCCGCGACCACATCGTCAAGGTCGGTCCAGTCCGATGGCGCGCCAAGTACGGAACGATAGGCGATCTGGACGTTGTAAGTTGTCTCCGGTGTTAGGCCCGAGGACAGCTCGACGCGATAGTCGCCATCATCCAGCAGATCGATGGTGGACCCCGCCACCCAGGTAGGCGCCCCTGTCGGACGATATCGCACGAGAAGGCGCTCGACCTGCGGGTTGTCGGATGAGCCCACGATGACGATCGCAGGGACAGACACACCGTTGTCGGTCAAGGTCGCACCGGTCGCGACCCAGTCATAGACCGACGGAGCTGGCGGCGTCGCGACCTTGGCGGTTAGGCCAGGGACCGGCGGCGGGCTGCCAGTACGCCCGAGGGCGAAATCGTGCTTTGTATCGGTCTCCGACTGTAGGACCAGGGTGACCTCGCCCGTCATCGGGTCGATCGTCCGCGCCAGGATCAGCGCCTTCTGCCCGTTCAGGCCAAGATCCGGCACATCCACCGTGATGCAGTCGCCGCGCTTGTAGCCCATCCAGGCCGGCTTGCAGGTCACCGACACCGGCCCCAGCTCGCGGGCGTTCACCAGGTCATAGGCCGCGAGCTGGGCCGCCTGTCTGGCGTCCTGGACCAGAGGATAGGAGACTTCGCGCGAGCGAAGGCGATTGCGGTCCGCCGTCACATAGGCGGCGACCTTCACGGGCCCGGCCGCGACCATTTCCCAGCCGTGATCCTCGCTGCGGTACTTCGGAATGATCTGGTTCGGGCGACCGCGCACGGATTGCGCCGCCTGGACGGTGTAGCCGCCCGCCAAGTCGTCGGCGGTCAGGGTCGCCAGCGAGACGCGTGGGGCGTTGACCAGCGCCGTGATCGACGCGCCCAGCTGAATGGGCCGTCCGCCGCCGGCCTGACACATGGCCTTCAGCACGTCCCACTTGCTGTCGTTCGAATAGACGACGCCGCCGATCTTCCAGCCGTTGGCGTCGGCGATGTTCGCGCCCTCGACGAAAGCGGCGATGTCGATCAGCTCCTTGCGCGCGCCGATGCCCAGGACGCGCACTCCGTTCGCGTAGCGGCCCAGGCACCAGGCCAAGGCATTCAGCCAGGGGTTCTCCGAGAACGTCCACGTCGCCGGATCGTCAACCCGATGCGCGCCGCTGCCGCCGGGATAGGTGCTGTCTTGCCGAGGGTCGTAGACGCACGCGCCCTCGATGGTCCAAACGGCCTTGGGGACGCCGGTCGAATAGGTCTTCTGGTCGTAGCCAAGTACGTGCCACGACGCCATGTAGCCCGAGAGCTTGTGCGCCGAGGTCCATTCGCTCAGCACCCCGGCGTCGGTCGTGTTCGGCGGACCAAACGCGGGCGACGGCATGGCGCCGAGTTGGCGGTTCTGCCACATGCGGTTGGCGTAGGTCCCGCCAAGCGCCTGCTGCAGGGGCCCGAATTCGACGGCCTCGTCGTTCGCCTTAAACCCGGTGATGGCGTGCAGCGGCGCGCCGCCGCCCAAGACGGTGCAATAGAGGATGTTGCGGTTTTTGGCCTCGCCCGTGGTGGCGTAGATGATCCGGCCACCCGTGCCGGTGCGGCCGATCGGGTACGGGATTGGCGCGTTCGGGTCCGCCGCGAAATCGACCTGGGTGCCGGCGCTGCCGCCGACCTTCAGCGGCTTAGCGGTCGCGTCGCCCAGGAACGACAGCCCAGCGCCGGCGGCCGCCAAGGTCTGCATCGAGATCCCGGCGATGGACGCCGAAGCCGCCGCCGCCAGGCCCGCGCCTAGCCCGACGCCGCCGCCCACGGCCAACGCGACCGCGCCAATCCCGGTGGCGACCAGAGCGACGCCCCCGATGATCGCCCCAGCGGTTTTCAGCGCTTTCGACATAGAGGCTCAACCCTCCAAGCGGTCGCGACGGCCAGCGTCGGCTGAATGAAACAGGCGGTGTCGCGGTCCTCGTGGAAGCCGAACACCCGGCCGTTGCCGGCCACGATCTGCAGGGCGTGCAGGTCGCCCTCCCCCGGCAACGCCAGCAGATCCGAGACCAGCGCGGCGGCGGGCGGGATGCGGATCAGGCCGAGGCCGTCCAGCGCCTCGGGCAGACTGGCGAACCCGGTTCGCCTCAGCGCCCGCACCGCGCCAAGCAGGCTGGAGTAGCTGCCGGCCTTCGCCAGCTGGGGCTTGTGCCCCATCTTGCGCAGGTGGAAGGCCGCCAGCCGCACGCAATCGGTCTTGCCATAGGCGAACGGGCGCGCCTCGAAGTGCGCCACCGTCGCCGCCAGCGCCTGCTGGCGCGCTTGCAGGGTCACGAGATCACATCCCTCACGGCGGCGGGCCGCGCGCCTTCCGCGCCCCACGGAAGCTGGCGCTGGACCTCGCTCACGTACTCAAAGCCCCGCTCGCCGGGCCAAACTGATTGATGGAATGCGTTGTTCAGGTTCGCGCCTTCATCGACCTCGAACATCAGCTCGAACACCGACGTCACCGAATACTGGAGCGCGCGCGAGGTCTCGTCGCCGCTCAGGGTCGGAACATCGACCTCGCCCGCGAACACGACGAGCGGGTCCGGGATGACCGCGCCTGTGGCCAGATCCAGCGCCCCGACCCACACGGTAACCGGCGAGAATTGCGCCGCCGGGCTGGCCAGCACTGCCGCCGACGTCAGGTTCGGCGGCAGGATGGTGATCGTGATCTCAGGCGCTTCACCATCGTCGCTGTCGGCGATCGCCTCGACGCCGCCCAGCGTGCCGTAAGTCTCGTCCTTACCCCGAAACGTGCGGCCCCCGAACGTCACCTCGCCCGGCCCGCTCAGCAGGCAAAGGTTGTAGGACGGCAGGGCGATCTCGACCGCGCAGAACATCAGGACCGACGGCGCGTCCAGCGCGTCGGCCATGGCCGTGGTCAGTTGAGACATCAGCGATCCTCGGCGATCGTGAAGCTGACCCCGCTATGCGCCAGACGCTCGGCGTCCCAGCTGACGGTCTCCGTCAGGAAGCCCTCGACGACCGGCGCGGCGAAGTTCAATGCGCCGTTGGCGGCCGCGCGCAAGCGCGGCGCAACGTTCAGGTTCGAGCCTGTGATGCCCGTCACCTGGTGCAGGTAGGCGTGACCGCCAGCCTCGAAGCTGAACATCATCCCCACTTTGACGCCGGCCACGCTGGACGCGGCCACGGTCGTGGCGTTGACCGCGCCAACGCCCGAGACGCCCGTCGGCGCATCGCCCTGGCGAGGGACAACGCCGCGCAAGGTCGCGCCTTCCGTGATCGAGCGCGTCTGGGCGGCGACGAAGGCCAGGGCCTGCGCCTCTCCCATCGGCGGCAGGGTGAACCGAACCGCCCACCGATCGCCCAGGCGCCCGACGCGCTGCTCCTGCCCCCCAGCCGGAGGCGTCAGGCGCGCCGAGAAGTCCCGATAGGTCGGCGTCACGCGCGTCTGGCGCGGCAGCGCCGGCAAGGTCACGCTCATGGGATGACGTTCCGCGTCTTACGGGTCAGGTCGGATCGCGCCGCCACACGCGCGGCGGCGAAGCCTTGGGCGGCGGCGTCATAGGCGATCCGGCGAATGGTCTCATCACCGTTCGCGCCCTCAAGATTGATCGTCAGCTTGACCTCGCTACGAGCGAAGGGCGAAGCGGATGGCATGACGACCGGCCGCGCCGCCGAGGCGGTCAGGGCCTTAATGGTGTTGGAGTTCGAAAGCACCGTCGCCGGCCCCCTGACCAGCTCCGCGCCCTTCTCCCCGGCGATCCCCCACTGACCGGCGGGGATGTCTCCGCCCCCGGCGAAGAAGCCGGCGAACTTGGCGAGCTTTGAAAGACCGCCGCCACTCGTGCCCATGATGTTGTTCGCCAACATGTCCGCTAGGGTGCTCGCCAATTTCGCTTTGAAGGCGGAGGCGAAGTAATTCAGGACGCCAGGAAGGCCACCTTCAAAGCCAGCACGAAGCCCTCCCTCGATCTGGCGGGCCAGGAGATTCCTGGCTTCTTCAAGAGGCGCCAGGGCGTCGCGAACGGCTTCTTCAGAGGGAACCAGATCATTGGGCCCGCGCAGCGATTTCGACGCGCCATCGGCATTGCCTTCGCCCGTCGCCAGCACCTGCTTTTTGAATTGCTCGACAAACAGCTTGTAGCTGTCACCCGCGATCTTGGCGTACAGCGCCTCGTAGGTATCGGTGTCCGTCGTCGCGGCGGTGGGTTTGCCACTATCGCCGCCACCGCCGCTGGGCTTAGGCTTTGGCTTGTCCTTTGGGTTGAAGGTGTCTTCCCAGCCCTGGTTCTGGCGGGCGACGATCGCCTTTAGTTCTTCCTGGAGGCGCGCGGCGTCGACTTCCGCCTGTTTCGCGATCCGTTCCCGAGCCGCCGGATTGAGCGCTTCTAGACCAGACGCCCCAGCCTGAACGGCGCCCCAATAGCCTGACCTGGCTTTAGACGCCCTCTCGTAAGCGCTGGAGATCTGCCCGATCTTTTGCTGGACCTTCCGACCATCACTGTCGAAATCGCCGATCCATTTGAAGAAGCCGGCCAGGCCCGAGGCCGCATCGGCCAACGCGGTCTTAACGCCCACCAGCGCCGGCACGAACTCCGTGCCAAGGCGTCGCGACGCGGTTTGAAGGCGCGCGTCAGCAACCCGAAGCTCCTCGTTCAGGTTGGCGGTCGACTGAACGGTCTCTTCGTCCAACACCAGGCCCAGATCGCGCGCCTTCAGCCGAAGCTCCGCGATGCCGGCGGACCCTTGCCGGAGAAGCGGGAGCAGATCCCCAACGCCAAACTTCCGCGCCAGTTGTACTTGCTCGGCTTCCGTACCCAGCTGATTGATGTGGTCAGCCAGGATCGGCAACAGGTCCTCAGCCGTGCGCAGACTATCGATCTGAGATTGTGGAATGCCGAGCGCCTCAAGTGCCTTGCGGATCTTGGCGTCACCGACGCCCGATTGAAGAGCGCCCAAAGCCGCGTTTAGGTCAGAGATCGCTTGTTCAGCCTTGGGGATTTCGATGTCGTTAGCTTCAGCCGCGTAGATCAGTTCCTGCCACGACTCCGCAGTCAGGCTCAGCTTGTTCGCGACGGCGCTCAGATCATCGGCGAACTGCGCCGCCTGGCGGGCCTGGTTCAGAGCTACAGCAACACCAGCGATCGCGACACCGGCTGCAATTCCCGCCGGACCGAGTGCCGCAAGCGCCCCACCCAAGACGGGCATGCTTGATGCGGCATCCATAGCCCTCCCCTTGACCTCGTCCAGGCCCTGGCCGATCGCCGAGGAGAAGCCGCTGCGGCTAAGCGCCCTCTTGGCGATGTTATCGTTCGAAGCCAGGAAGGCCTTTTCGATTTTCGACGCAGCGCCATAGGCGCCGCGAACGGCCTTGTTCATCTGTTGCTCGAACTGCGCGATACGCGCCTCGAGAGCGACTACAAGCGCGGGGGATTCGTCGGCCATGAAGGCCTCCCATTCAGCGGTCGGCGGCCATGGCCGCATCCCAATCGTCGTCGGATGGCGGCTTCGGTCCTTCAGGCGGACAGTTGGCGATCCGCCAACCCCGAAGCATCAGGGCGATTTCACCTAGGGTCATTCGACCCAGGTCGCGAGCGCCAACGCCCATGGCGCCCGCGTTCTTAAGGATCACCCCCCAGGGGAGCTTTCCGTTCTCTGCCGGCGGGCCATCGCCCCCATCGTCGCCGCCGGCTAGGACTCCCCCGCGACGTCCTCATCCAGGCCGTGCAGCGAATGACTGATCGCAGCGATCGCGACCAATCGGCCGGCTTCAAGATCGCCAGGCTTAACGCCGATATGCGCGTCGACTAGGCCGACCGCATTTCCAGGCTTCATGCCGCCGCCGATCAAGCCGACACGGATCGTCTCGCGAATGTCAGCATAGAGGCAGCGATTGGAGACCATACGGCTCTCCAATTCCCACGGGCCGACGTTCGTCACGCGCTGCAGCTCGCGCCACTCGTCCGCCAAGAACAGGAAGTCGTACTTGGCGTCACCGAAGGTTAGATTGATGGGGAACTCGCTCATCAGCTCAGGGCCACGCGAACGACAGGGCCATTGGCGACCAGCGTAATGCTGCAGGTCGCCTTGTTCTTGCGTTGGCCGGTGATCGAGAACTCGGTCAGGTGATAAGCACCCTTGAACTTGAGGCCGCCGGTCTTCTGCAAAACGGCCTCGACGTTCTTGGTGTCCTTCGAGATGAACCAGTCGAAGTAGTCGGCGACGTCGCCGAGATCGAGCAGGCCAGCGCCCGAGATCGTGGCGCCCAGGCCGTCCTTGTCGGTGGCGTTCCACGCGGGATCATCGACGTTGTCGGGGTCGGGGTTCGGCGTGCTGTTGACACTGGCCGAGAAGGCGATGCCGCGATCGGTGTTGATCAGCGCGGGATGGTCGAACACCTCCGGAACGGCGCCATCGCCGATCTTGATCAGGATCTGTTCGCCGTTGATGACGTCAACCATGGTCGGGTCTCCATAAGGTCTGGATTGGCCCGCCGAGGCGGGATGCGGGGATCAGGGCTTGGGCGCGGTGATGTAGGCGACCTGCACCAGGCCGTGGGTGGTTTGGCCGTCCGGGTCCTTCATGACCGCCGTGCGCTCGACGCGATGTACGATGATCTCGTGCCCTGCCGGCGCGATGTCGGTGTCCAGCGCCGCAACAGCTGCGGTGACAATCGCGCGAGCCTCGGCCTTGCCGGTCGCGCGCGACCAGAAATCAACCTGCACCATGACCTCGGCGCCATCGTGAGCCTGGTCGCCGGAGTCTCTGACGTCGACCGGACCGAGCGTCGAGTACGGAAAGGCCGCGCCAGACGGCGCATCGTCATAGGCCCGCTGGTCCTGCAGCAAGCGCATGGCCGCGTTGGCCCGCAAGACGCGGATCACCGCGTCACAGATCGCCAGCTGGGGGTCGATCACAGGCCAATCCCCTTGATGATCTTGCGGCGGCCGGCGTTGATCCGGCGGCGATACTTCGGCTTCAGCCGGCGATGGGTCGGCCAGAAGAATGGGCTAGAGGGCGTGTCCTTGGTGCCGAACTCGTCGGCCCGAGCATAGTCGTAGGCCGGGCTCTGGCCCTGCTTGACCGGCTTCCGGGTACGCGCGCCGCCGGCCTTGATCCGATAGCGAACGCGATCGCGTTCCTTCACAACCCTCTTGGCGTCGACAGACACCCGCAACTCGCCCGTCTCGCCGCGCGGCGCGGCGGCCTCGATGGCGCTGGCCAGCTCCTGGGCGTGCTCGCCCGCGATCTTGTCGTCGCACTCGGCGATGCGCTGGCGCACTTTGCGAAACAGCGCCTCCATTTCCGAGAGACCAGTCGTCTTGACGTTCAGCCCGTCGATCATGTGTCGGCTACCCCGCTTTCGGCCTGGATCAACAGCCAGCGACGGTCACCGTCGATGTCCTCTGGCCCAAACCGGATGTTGAAGGCGCGGCCATCGACCCGGGCTTCGCCGGGCGACAATGGGACCAACTCGACCATGCGCATGTCGGTCATGGCTGTAGTTGACAAGGCCAGATCCCATCGCAGCCAGACGTCAAACATCGCCTTCCCAGATAGTCTGGCTGCCTGCACCGTCTCGCCGCCCCGCGTCGCGCTTAGCGCACACGAGCGCACGCCCGGCGGGTCAAGATCCTGCCAGGCACCCTCACTGTTGCCATGGCCGTCATCGACCATGGCGCGGGCCTGAAACTTCACTTTTTGGCGCAAATCGCCGGCACCGCGGGGCTTAGGCATATCGAGCCTCTCCGTGTCGGCTGTCTAAACGATCTTCGGCCGCCAATAGGCGGCAAGGAGGTTCTCAACTGAGGTGCTCATCGGCACCTTGGTCGGCGCGCCATCGGTGAAGGTCTCACGCTGGGCGTAGGAATCGCCGATCATCAGCAGGACCGCCTGCTTCACACGCTCCGGGATCGCGGCATATCCGGCGTCGAACTGGATCCGCACGGCGTCCGGCCGGCAGAATGTGACGGGCCAGACCTTGCCAGGGGCGAGGAACAGATAAGACGCGTCGCCCGGCGAGGCGACATAGAAGACAGCATCGTCCAGCGTCCGAAGGACGTTGTCCTTGTCGAAATACTTGACCTCGACTGAGTCCTCATCCGCCAGCGGCGGGCATGGCAGCTCGGCCGCGATCTGCGGAAAATCCGGAAGGCGCGCTTCTAAGCGCTGCTTCCGGAAGGCGCGGCCATAGTCACCATCCGGGCCATCCAGCATCGTGCCGACGGCCTTGATGATGTTCGCGATCAGAGTGTCCTCGTCGGCTCCCTCAACACGCAGATGCGCCTTGGCGAGCGCCAGGTCGACGAGCATGTCGGTCGGCGGGGTGACGACGAGGACGCCCATGATCAGCGCTTCTTCTGCGTCGTGGTTTCAACCACCGGCGCGGCAGCCGGCTCGGGCTGGCCTTCGGGCTGGCCTTCGGGCTGGCCTTCGGGCTGGCCTTCGGGCTGGCCTTCGGGCTGGCCTTCGGGCTGGCCTTCGGGCTGGCCTTCGGGCTGGCCTTCGGGCTGGCCTTCGG